AGGGCCGTAAAACCGCCACAGGTTGTACCCAGTAACACAGTAGCCGCAACTACGACCAAACGCGTTCTCACATATCTGTCATTCATAACAGCTCACCCACTCCCATGCAATAATTTTCTTTATGTTTCTATAATATTACAATCTTTACAATTTCGCAACAATATATGCGTTTTATTCATTTGTTCATCACTTTTATTTTTATTCAATACTTACAGTATTAGATAACAGTATCCGCTTATTATATTTTTTTGAAATTCTCATTTGAGATCCGTACTTTTTTCTATTTTAATCTTATATTTTCTGATAACAACGCCATTTTACAAGGATCTTAAAAAAATTATCTTCCGGAAGCTCACTTTTTTGTGAAGATTTTCCTCGTTCGATTTACTATTGTATATATAAAACCCGGTATTCCCATGCTTTATAATTTATGTGCGTAATCAATTCAATTTTAAGAGTTACACCTTAAAAGCAAAAATTTATAAATGTATTTTAATACGTAAACATTATGCGGCATGTTATTCTTCCGGTACATGGATTTCATTTTTCCAAAGTTGCTAAAGGACACAATATAAAAGAGAACGCTACGAAAATCATATCGATTTTCGTAGCGTTCTCTCAATCCGAAATTAAGCCAATCGAATCCTGTTCACAAACAAATTTCTCGTGTTTCACATATATCTGAGTAACACTAAGGTCTTTACGAAAAGTTAGTTTTTACGCCTTTTCCGCAAGCACCATTCTATGGAAAAGCATTCGACTTAATGCTTCAGCTCTCTTAAATTCTTCATCACTAAGAACCAGTAATACGTAGTAATCCGTTCCTATATCCATGTCTATCAGGCTATATCCCTGCCATGAAGAATTAATCACTTCAATCCATTGAGTAGAGAATCCGTCTTCGTCCAAAGACGCTTCATTAACGTTTAGCCCCTTAGGTTCGGCTAACTTTTCTACCACATCCACAAGACTTTCTTTGTCGATTTTCAGGCTTAAATCCGCAGCCACGTTACACGACAACAATACCTCATACAGATCATACCAGCTGTCATCTATAAGTTCCATAGAATCCACCCGAACCTTGGACATAAATTTCTTAACCTTCTCAGAGTCACCGATTAAGAGCTGTGCTAACTCTGCAAACGACTTTTCCAAGGCTTGCTCATCGAATCCTACGGTTTCCACATACCGGCTTCGTTCAGGCAAGATACGTTTTTTCACAAAGTCTCGCATGATCCGTATCCCTTCGGCGTATGTCATATTCTCAATGACATAGCACTTACCCTCCAGCTCTAAATAAAGGTCCATCATAGTCAAACTCTTACCGATGCGAGCCTTCATAGACGTGCATCCCTGTACGGCATGAGGGGGATACAACTCCGTATAAGCAATAATCCCGTCCTCCATGGCCTTTAGGGAATTATTGATCCCGTCTATATGAAATCCCTTACTATTATATATGGGACTCTTCGTACGCCATGTCACATACGTTTGAAAAAGATGTTCTTGAATCCAATCGGATATACTCATACCTGATCTCCTTTATGTAATTATTTTAGTACCGATGGCTTTTATTTTATTATACATGATTAACAGGTCATCTGTACAAGACAGTTGTATTCACCATAGAAAGACACGAAAAAAATACCCACAATTGTGAGTGCTGAAATAAGTATTGAATTAAAACTCGTTTATTAACTTTCGGGCCTCCTCGGTTGTGCATTGCACCTCGAATTTACATTCACCCTTCATTTCGGGATCCCATTCCGACATCAACAGGCAGCGATTAAAAAACAGCTCTTCGATAAACCCGTCTTGCCGCAAGGCCTCGCCCTTAAACTGCACCAACGATACCCGTTCATCAATATTGCTTGCCAGATTATCGAACGTGACCAACACAGTCAAATACCGTCTGTCTACCTTTGTGCCGCCAATCATCGGCAATTTGGATACACTCTTGCACACTTCGATACGAGCCTTGCAATCGGCCAGCTTGTACCGTGACTCGCCGCGCACGGCATATAAAGTGCCATTATCGATGAATATACTTTTGGTCGTTTTTTCCATTGTATTCACCTCCCCGTGTACTAAAAAAGCACCTATTTAAATAGGTGCTTTAGGCTTTGCGAATCTCATTAATATACTTTTCAAACGTCTTGCTTCGTTCTTCCCATTCACGGTACTCTTTCGTATTACCATAGGGACAAGGCATTTCTCCAGGCCAAATCCCTACTTTTACTTGTTTTTTATTTTCTTGGTTTTGTTCTTTCATATTCCCACCCGTACTTTTTAGCCATCCTTATAGTGATTTTATGACTAATAGCTTGCCATATCGCTTGCTCGCTAAACCCTGCCGCAGTCATCCGTTCGTAGAACCCTTTATACTCCCATTTTACTTGTTCGTATATAGCCTTAATTTCGGCTGGGTAGGGGCGGTCTCCAGTACCTATGGATACCTTGTATTTAATTCCATTATGCCCAACCACAAGCATCTTGTCAATACTCTCGAAGTCACACATAACGATTAAGTCATCGGGCGAAAAAGACGAGCTGCGTGGATGATTATGAACGCAATCCACTGATTTTGCGGGGAGCTTCTCTAAAAATCGCACCAATTCAGGAGGAAACACAACCGAACTACTATCTCCGCTTAAATCAGGATACGCCACGTCTCCTCTTTTATCTCTCCAAAATAACCCTTCGGTTCCGGTTCTCTTACCATGAGACAAGGCCTTTTGGTATGCGTTTTCAATCCCCGCCTCATAACTTCCCATTTGCTTTACCTGCGCCTGTGAGGTTTTACCCTCGTTGGGCGGCGTGATTTTTCTCCCATCGTCTATGCGACCTTCGCTTATATACCGCTTTTCCCACTCACCATAATCTAGTTCACCCTCAACGAATACAGTTTTACCCGTCTTCGGATCTCTTGCGGCCCTTGTTCCGCTTCCGGCAATATCGGCAAGGTCATCGCCTAAATACGGAACCGTCGTGCTTCTACAATGGCAGTGAAACGGCGGTATCGTAATTCCGGGTTTTGCATCCTTGCGTTGTACGATTTTACCGTCCATACGACGACAGATAGGGCTTGTCTTGCTGTCGAGTGTGGCCAATATCTCCACAGCGTCAACGTCAAGTTCGGCCATGCAGTCCATAAACGCTTGCGAATGTACCCGTGCGAGCTCCGTTTCGACCAGTCTGTTTGCGTTGCTATACGACGTGTTCATATTTTTCACAATGGCCTTTGATATATCGGCCGTACCTTGGCCTATTATCATCGCCTGTGTAAATTCGTTTTGCATTGTCTTAGGCAACTTCTTGCGGTTGTCCCATATGCGTTCAGAGAAGTCTTTGCCGTCAGGTGCCCACGGAGAATGAATAATGCGTTGTACCGTATTCGGGTCAACTTGTCCGTAAAAAACTGTATTCGCCCTTCATTGTCTGCGTAAGATGTGCAGTACTATAATTCGAGCTTTCATATACCTTATTCAGTAGATCCGATATATCAGTGTCTTGAGTCTTTGCCCACCGTTCAAGCTCGTGAACCGTGTTGATATATAACTCCTGCTCACGGTCGAGCCGCTTGCGTATAGACGCCTGCTTTAACATTTGCTTATACTCATCCGATAGCCCCTCTTGCTCGGATTGTCGGCGGTATTCTTCAAGCGTCATCTTGAAGGCCTTTAACTCCCTCGCATTTAACTCTTTATGAGCATCGGCAAGGCTTATACCGTTCTCATCGATTATGGCTTGACAAATGGAGTTCACAGTGGAGATACCTTACGCATTATAGAGCCGGGTCAAGATGTAATAGTTGACGGTAAAAATTATGGACGGTATGACGGAGTAAAAGCTGTTGTCGAAGTAATAACTCCTTACGAAAACTTCTCAACATGTAGCCGAGTAACACGTAAAAATATAGATGTGTTTAATCCCGTTTCTGCCATACAAAAAACAATTGCTCGTTCCACTCCCTTAAATGTTAAGAAAAAAGATATTTCCAATTCTATTAATAGCCCCACCATCACTCCTATAAATGAATACCGCCAATGCAGAAAAATAAATTTATGGTAGAAAGTATGGTAGAAAACCTTCTTTCTACCATTTGTTTTTAGCAAAATAGACAAACAAAAAAGGACTGCAAATGCAGTCCCTGTCTTACGTTATGGCGGAGAGTCAGGGATTTGAACCCTGGGTACGGAGTTCACCGCACACATGATTTCCAATCAGTTTAGACGACTCTTGTGTGTCAATAGACAGTATGCTACATACCGCCATTAAGCCATTTCTTAAGTATCACTTTTTGCTGTGCGGTGCAAATTTTTGAAACTTTGGTAGAAAATATGGTAGAAAATCATGCCTCGTTAATTAACTTCCGAATGGCTTCCGACCGGTTCAAGTCCTGAGCCTCGGCATGTATTTCCATAAAGCCGTTCCATGCCCTTACGAGTCACAAGCCAAATGCGGCCTGATAACCTGGCTTCCTCATCTGTAAATCGGGGCTTACCACCTTTATATCCCGTGCATGCCTGCTGTACTGTCCTGGGCGACAAGCCCCAAATGACGGCCGCTTCTGCAGCCGTCATCACTTCATTAATAATCATTCCATTACCACCTCCACAATACAATAAATAACGCGGCCAATGTAATAATTAACGCCGCAATTCTTATGATTTTTTCCATTTCTGTTCGCCGATGTGATATAATA